CCTCTGGGGCGTCCCACAAGGTCGTCATCATCGACGAGGCAGACAACACCACCAACGACGTGCAACTGTCCCTCAGGACCGCTGTGGAGGAGTTCCACGGCAACTGCCGTTTTATCTTCACCTGTAACTTCATTAATAAAATTATTGAACCGCTGCATTCTCGTTGCACGGTTGTTGACTTTCGTATCAAACCAGAGCAGTCAGTTCAATTGCAGGGTGAATTCTTTACACGGCTCAAGACTATCCTTACCCACGAGTGTGTAGAGTATGAAGATAAAGTTATCGCCAAACTTGTTAAACGCTATTATCCTGACTGGCGTAGGACTATTAATGAGTGTCAGCGGTATGCTGCCACAGGGTCTATTACGTCTGCTATTCTTGTTGATGTTGCTGACGTTAACCTCGATTCTTTACTCTCGGCTTTGAAAAAGAAAGAATTCACAACTGTCAAGAACTGGGTAGTCCAGCATATGGATAATGACCCCAGTATGGTAATGCGTAAGATCTATGACAGTTTGTATGATGTTCTGAAACCTGCTGCTATTCCTGAAGCAGTTCTTATTATCGCTAAGTATATGCGAGACATCAGTATTGTCCCCGATCAGGAAGTCAATATGCTAGCTTGTCTCACAGAAATTATGATGAGTTGTGAATTCAAATGAATGATTACAAAGAACGTTATTGGAACTATTTGATGGGAAGTGTTGTCAAGACAACTCCAGAAAATGTGGCAGAAGCGCACAGAGCACTTTTTCGTGCTACAATGAACTTGCCTCAAGCAGCAGCTTGGTGTGGAATGACCAAGCGTGAAATCAAACAAACCTTTCGTGAATACCTTAAATATCATGCCCCAGACTTTGAAATCACTAAAGACACCACTTCGTTATCCTGGCGGGAAGAGTAGAGCACTTCCTAAACTTTTTCAGTTCATGCCTGACCTAAAAGGTTATCATGAGTTTCGAGAACCTTTTATTGGTGGAGGTTCTGTAGCACTTGAAGTTACCAAGCGTTACCCTGGCATTCAGATCTGGGTAAATGATCTTTATAATCCTTTGTATAATTTCTGGTCTATCCTTCGTGATGAATCACAGGAATTGTATGAAGTTCTAAAGGGATACAAAGAAGATTATGCTACGCCAGATCTTGCTCGTGGGTTGTTCAATCTAATGAAGCATCAACTCAACGATGAAAACACGGAAGATTTCTATAGAGCAGTTGCTTTCTACATTATCAATAAGTGTTCTTTTTCTGGTCTGACTGAGAGTTCTTCTTTCTCTCAGCAAGCAAGTGTCAGCAACTTCTCTATGAATGGTATTGAAAAGATCCCTGAGTACGGCAAGTTGATCAAAGATTGGTATATAACTAATTGGTCCTACGAAGATCTGCTGACGGACAAGAAAGATGTATTTGTTTATCTTGATCCTCCTTATGACATTAAGGACAACCTCTATGGGCGTAAGGGATCAATGCACAAAGGATTTGATCACGATAAGTTTGCTGCTGATTGTGATCGTCATCTTTGTCCTCAGCTAGTTTCTTATAATAATTCCAACCTCGTCAAGGAGCGGTTCCAGGGGTGGACAGTTGGAGAATTTGCACATACCTACACCATGCGGTCGGTCGGGTCGTATACAATAGATCAAGCAGAACGAAAGGAACTCGTCCTTTACAACTATGAAAATTAAAGTTCAACTCTATGTCGCTGGTCGTCTCTTCGACGAGATTGTTGAGGCAGCAAACTACCAGGATGCTCGTAAGACCGCTCTTGCTCGCAATCCTACTGCTAAAATTGTGAATGTAACTGCTGTATTTAAATGAAATACTTTCGTATAGCATGGAGACTATGGTGTAAGGCGCTAGGAGAGAAAGCGTCCGATAATGATTGTGAGGCGGATAAGGTAGCACTTGTCCGCACTTTTATTTTTGCCACATATTTGATTACTAATATTGCTATTGTTGCTAACGCTGTGAGACATTGGAATGACGTACCAACTGAAAGATTACCTGTACTCGATCAATCAATCAAAGAAAAGTATTCTTGATGATGACAAAGACGCGGAGAAGGCATATCCACCTTATATTATTAACAGGTGCCTTAGTTCCTTTACTGATACGATTCTGTTTGTTAATGAGATGAACAAGAATCCCCACCTTCCTAAGAAGTTGCAATATGATTTTTTACTAAATAGTGTCAAACCGAGGAAGCGTTTCTCTCCTTGGGCGAAAAAAGATTCTATTGATTATCTTGATGTAGTCAAAGAGTATTATGGTTATAATGACGATAAAGCTCTCCAGGCACTTAGGATTCTCACCAAGGATCAGCTAGATCATATTGCAAAGGTATTGAATAAAGGTGGAAAAAGATGAGTGTCGAAACTGAAATCCAGTGGAAGCAAACTGATATGGTCGAAGTGGTTCTGAATGAACCCGACGACTTCTTGAAAGTGAGAGAAACTCTGACAAGGATTGGAGTGGCATCGCGCAAAGAAAAGAAGATCTATCAGTCTTGCCATATCTTGCATAAACAAGGTAAGTATTATATTGTTCATTTCAAGGAGCTGTTTGCCCTTGATGGTAAGAACCCTAACGGGTCACATGTAAAAGTCGCTTTTTAGGACAATGGTAACATTTAATTGGGAAACTTATACACCGCATTCAATTGGGTTCGATGAAACATTTAGAAGACTGGAAGCTCTTGCAGGATCTGGATCTAGTTATCCTCCGTACAATGTGGTCAACGGAGACGATGGCACAACCATACTTGAAGTCGCTCTGGCTGGATTTACAGGCGAAGAGATTGAAGTCTCTACTGAACGACATGTTCTGACAGTATCTGCTAAAAAATCTCAAGAAGAAAAGGAACGTAAGTATCAACACAAAGGTATCTCTCAAAGATCATTTACTCGCAATTGGCAGGTGGCAGAAGATGTAGAAGTTGAGAGTGTAGATTTCAAAGATGGTCTTTTGACAATTGTGTTGAGAAAAGAACTTCCTGAGAAACAGAAGCGTAAAAAGTGGTTCTAAATATGTGGGGCAGCTTGACGCTGCCCCTTTTTGATGTTACACTAGTATCAAACTTATAATAACTATGGCAGTATCAATTCTTACTTTGAAAACTGGTGATCGTGTTATTGCAGAGTTAAAAGAAATCTTTGATGGTGAAGGAGAAGACCGAAAGGGAATCTGTCTTCTCATGGAAGAACCATACATTCTTACACTCGATAGCACAACTCCACAATACCTAACGGAACAGTTGGGATCTGAATATCAGATTCGATTCAGCAAATGGAATCCATATTCTCCAGACTGGCAGTATAAGATTCCTTATGATTGTGTAATGACAATCAGCAATCCCGAACCAGGATTGCAAAAAGCTTATGAAAACAAAATTGCACAAAAGCGAGAACTAGAAAATGACGGAACAGAATCAACTGAAGACTAATCATAATGTTCGTGTAGTTACTATTACTACGGGTGAGCGAATTCTCTGTTTGTTTGGGGAAGTAAAAGACGAAGATAGAATTGTTGGATATCGCTTGATCTATCCATTCTCCTTGGCATTAGGAGATGTAAATGAAGATGGAACTATTCCAATCAAATATTCTAGGTGGTGTCCGTATAGTCCAGTTCAAGAGCATAGAATTTCTGGGGATCACATTATTAGTGTTGTTTATCCAGATAATGGTATTCTCGATAACTATGTTGGTGAATTGAAATCATTTGGATTTACTGAAGAACAACTTTTCTACCCCGAGGAAACTAATGGAGATAACAGCGAACCTGCTGAAGCTGGCGAATGAATGGGTCATCGCCCAAGTAGAACCAGTTGAGGGGGACACTTTGCCAGGTGACCCAGACGTGTGGTTGGTGGAACCATACGTGCTAGACTGTGAAGGTCAGATCAGTCCATGGGCACCTTACGCTGCTGAGCGTGAGTTTAATGTCAGGTCTTCGGACCTGACTGTTGTGACCAATCCAAGCAAATCCTTGCTTGCTCGTTATATCGAATGTCTTGAATGAAGTTTTACACGAACGTTGAACAAGCTGGCAACCGTTTGCTGGTCCGTGGTTATGAAAATGGCAATCGCTACAGCGTGAAGGTTCCCTTTAACCCCACGCTGTACCTGCCTACAAAGAACTATTCTGAGTGGCGCACCCTTGAAGGTGACTGTGTGGAACCACATAAGTTTGGTTCTATTACTGAAGCACGAGATTTTGTAAAGCAATACAAAGAAGTAGAAGACTTTGAGATCTACGGTAACTCTCGCTTCCTCTATCAGTATATTGCGGAAGAGCATCCTGAGGAGGAAGTGAAGTTTGACAGCAGCAAGGTTCGTGTATTTACAATTGACATCGAGACTGCTGCTGAAAATGGATTCCCCGATATTGAAACCGCAGACCAAGAAATTCTTGCTATCAGTATCAAAGATAGTTTTACAGGACGTATCACAGTCTTTGGTGCCCGTCCCTTTAACAACGTGGATTCTATGGTGGATTATATGCACTTCCGCCATGAGGAAAGTATGCTAGGTGCCTTCCTCGAATTCTGGCAAGCAAACTATCCAGACGTAGTTACTGGTTGGAACGTACAGCTATTCGATATGCCGTACATTCACAATCGTATTGACAGGATCCTTGGCGAGAAATTCACTAAACTTCTCTCTCCTTGGAAACTAGTATCTCGTCGTGAGATCTTTATCAAAGGTCGTAAGCAGTTTGCTGTTGATACTCTTGGTATCTCAACGCTGGATTATCTTGAACTGTATAAGAAATTTACTTACACCAATCAAGAGTCCTATCGTCTCGATCATATCTGTAACGTAGAACTTGGTGCAAAGAAACTCGATCACAGCGAGTTTGATACCTTCAAGGAGTTCTATGAGAACGACTGGCAGAAGTTTATTGAATACAACATTCACGACGTTCGCTTGGTAGATCAACTAGACGATAAGATGAAACTTCTCGAACTTGCATTCACTATGGCATACGACGCCAAGGTGAATTATGAAGATGTGTTTAGTCAAGTTCGGATGTGGGATAACTATATTTACGTGGAACTTCTGAAGCGTAAGATTGCTATCCCGCCAAAGAAGGAAGCGACTAAAACCGAGAAGTACGCTGGTGCTTATGTCAAAGAACCGATTCCTGGGTTTTATAATTGGGTGGTCAGCTTTGATCTTAATAGCCTGTATCCCCATCTTATTATGCAGTACAACATCTCGCCAGAGACACTCATCGAACGTAGGCATCCTTCTGCAAATGTTGAAGGGTTCTTGAATCAGGAGATCGGTGTTGAAGGTGAGTATGCCGTATGTCCAAACGGCGCACAGTATCGCAAAGACAT